GGTTTGATCTCAATAATCATCTTTTTAATCATACCATTTGATTCTTTGACCTTAATATAAAAGTCTGGAAAGTATCTATGGTATCTGTTATCAATGGGTGAACGATAGGGAACAATAACTTCTTCACTTCCCCATTCTAAAATATTCTGGTTATTATCACAATAAACCATAAATTTGCGTTCCCATAAGGAACGATAAATGATGTTATTGGGATCACCCTTATACTTTTTAGGATAAGATGGTTTATATTTTCCCTTATATGACATCTAAATAACTAATAATAAAGTAGTCGTATAGGTATTTAGAGTGCCGAGAATTAAAAAAATATCAGAATTTAAACCCTTAATTACTAATCTTGCACAGACATCTCATTATCAGGTCATGTTTGGTGGGTTGAATAGCGGATTAAGTGGATATTTAGATGAAAGAGGAGTAAATACGAGATTTATTACAGAAGAATCTGGTTTATTATGTTCTTCTGCTTCCATTCCTGGTAGTTCATTAGCAACTGCGGATATCAATGGAAACTTTATGGGTATGCAGGAGAAGATGGCACATACCCGAATTTTTACTGAAATGCAGTTAGAATTTTATGTTGATTCTGATTATAGAATGATTAAGTTTCTAGAGCACTGGATGGAATATATTGTAAGTGGAGGTAAACCACAATCTACTGCTCCTGGATATTATTATCGAATGCAGTTCCCAGAACAATATAAATGTGATCAGACAAAAATTATAAAATTTGATAGGAATGGAGATAAAGAATTGGAATATAAATTCTTTAAGTTGTTTCCAAAAAATTTAACATCTATTCCAGTTTCTTATGGAACTGCTGATATATTAAAAGTTAGTGCTTCATTTGAATATGAGCGTTATGTTTCTGGTAAATTAACATCGAAGAGTGTACATGATGGAACTAGTAATAATAGAGGATCTGTAGATTTTAAGACATCAGTTGAATTAGGTTCTCAAATAGATTTTGGAACCAATAATGTAAGAGATCAAATTTCAAATAATGGACTGGGATTGGATGGGTCGCAATTTAGGTAATAAATAATTACAACTGAAATTATAATGGGTTTTTATGCCTTTACCTAAAATTAATACTCCAATATATGAGTTGGAATTGCCTTCGACTAAAAAGAAAATTAGATACAGACCATTTTTAGTTAAGGAAGAAAAGATTCTAATTATTGCGATGGAATCGGAAGATCAGAAACAAATTACGACTGCCATCAAAACTGTAATCGGTAACTGTATTCTTTCTAGAGGTATTAAAGTAGAACAATTATCTACTTTTGATATTGAATTTCTTTTCTTAAATATCAGAGGCAAATCTGTCGGAGAAGATGTTGAAGTATTATTGACTTGTCCTGATGATGAAGAGACGCAAGTTTCTGTAGTTATCAATCTCGATGATATCAAGGTTCAATCTGATAAAAATCATTCGAGAGATATTGTATTAGATGAAAATCTAACTATGAGAATGAAGTATCCTTCTCTAGATGAGTTCATTAAATCTAATTTTAGTTTTGATGGTAAGTTTGGTGTGGATGAATCATTCCAACTAATTGCTTCTTCTGTAGAGCAAATTTATAATGAAGAAGAGTCATGGAATTCTTCTGATTGTAGTAAGAAGGAAATGCTTGATTTTATTGAGCAATTGAGTTCCAAACAATTTAAAGAAGTTGAGAATTTCTTTGAGACAATGCCAAAACTTTCACATACTGTAAAACTAAAAAATCCAAACACTGGGGTCGAAAGTGATGTTGTATTGGAAGGTCTTTCCAGTTTTTTCGCATAGGTATGGCGCACACTGATCTTGCGTCATACTACCAAATAACATTTGCCCTGATGCAGCATCATAAATATAGCTTAACAGAGTTAGAAAATATGATACCCTGGGAGAAGGACATCTACCTCACTTTATTAGAGCAATATATTGAAGAAGAAAAATTAAAACAGCAGCAAAACAGTGGCAACTAATAAAACACCACAATTAAATATGAGGAGAAGTAATATTTCTCCCAATAAGATTGCTAATAGTGGAGTAAATCCTTATACGGGAGAGTACTTATCTGCTGGAGAGAGAAAATTATTATTTAAAAGAAATGTAAGTTCTGCAAATGTTTTTAAAAAATCAGGAGCACTTGTAAAAACACCTATTGATACATTAAGTTTATCTAAAAGAGTTTCTATATTAGAAAATGATGTTTCTTTTTTAGCAAAGGCATTAAATAAGGAAGCAGACCTTGAGAAAAAGGCACAGAAACAATATGAAAAAGATGTAGGAAAAGTAGAAGAAAAGAAACTTAGAAGTGGTGAAGAGAAAAAATTAGAGAAAAAAATAACGAAAGGACTAATTTCTCCAGTAAAAGCAGTAGGAAAAAAAGCAGGAGGAGTTCTTGGTAACCTGGTAGAAGTCTTTATGACTTTGCTTGGAGGGTGGTTAACAAATCAAGGATTGGAGGCAATAAAAGCAAATGCAGAAGGTGATATTGGTAAATTAGAATCAATCAAAAATGAGGTTATAAAGACCCTTGCAATTGTTGGTGGCATATTTTTAGCACTTAACATTGGAATACTTGGTATTATTGGTACTATTGGAAAAATAGCTCTTGCTATTACTTTAGCACCATTTAAATTTGCATTTAATAGGATTAGAGACTTTTTTAAGGGAAAAACTGGAGGTGTAAAACCTCCTGGTGGTGGTGCAAAACCTCCTGGTGGTGGTGCAAAACCTCCTGGTGGTGGTGGTGGTGGAAGTCAATTAGGGGGTGGTATTTCTTCATCTCTAGGAAATCAATCTGGTTATAAAGGTGGTGGAACTAGTTCTGGTCCTAAGGCAAATTTTAATTTAGATCAACAAAGACAGAATCTAACAAGAAATAATATGATGAAAGATAGTGGACCAAAAGGTCCTCTTGATATGATAAAAAGATTTATTAGGGGTAAATTAGAACAACATCGTCATGTAGGTAAAGGTAAACATATTGTCAAAATTTTAGATAAAGCAGTATCTGGTCTGGGGTGGGCTGCCAAATTACCCGGAATTAAACAAGTTGTAGGTGTTATAAGATCTGTAATTGGTTTTATAACAAATCCTAGAGGTGTTCTTGGAAACATATTTGGAAAAATAGCTGGTGGTGGAGGAAAATTATTATTAAGAGCTCTCCGACCTATTCTTGCAGCCAAAGAAGTTAGAGATAGAGCTCTGTCAGGAATGTCACCAGCACAATCAATTATTGGTTCATTATTTCCTCTTGCCGGTAGTATTGCTGGAGGTGCTCTTGGTGGTGGTATTGGTGCTGCTGGTGGGCCATTAGCTTTTTGGGGTGCTCTTGGAGGTTCTTTTCTTGGTGGAATGTTGGGAGGTCAGTTGACAGGAGTTTTAGATAGTTTTTGGAGTCCAAATAAAGAATCTTGGGATAACTTTGGACCATTTAAAGGATTAAATGAAGCTGTTTATGATATGCAAAGTAAAGATGATGGATTTTCTAAATTTTTACAAACAATATTTCCTTATGAAGGAACAGAAAAGTATAAAAAAGAAAAAGTATCAGCACCGGCAGCACCAGGAGCACCAGGAGCACCGGCAGCACCAGGAGCACCAGGAGCAATGCCTGCTGGACAAGTTTCTTCTCCATCTTCTCCATCAATGTCCCCACCAGGACCAGTATCTGGTGGTGGAAATACAACCGTAATTTATAAGAAAGTCGGAGGTTCTGGAGGACAAATGCAGGGGCAATCACTTAAGAGTGGATCTGCGACCGATGTTCCATTGATTGCTTCGGCAGATCCAAGCAATTTCTATACGATGTATTCTCAACTTCTCTATAATGTGGTAGGTTAAGATGGCAGTAGGAGCAATCGCGGCAGGAGCACTTAGAATAGGTTCAATGTTTGCCAAAGGTGCTGGTTCAGTTCTTTCTGGTGGAGCAAGGGGAGTTGGTAGAAGTGGAGGAATGCTTCGTAGAGCAGTTCTTAAAAAATCTAAGGTAAAAAGAGAAAATATTGCAAGAAGTAAAAGTTTTAATAAAAAACTTATGGAGAGAAATAAGAGAAGACAAAAAGAAAAAACTATAGAAACTTTTAGTATAAAAAAACCTAGACTTGGATCAATTCCGGGTAAAAGTTTTTTTGAGAAAATTTTAGATTTTATTGGAACTTTATTTCTTGGGTGGTTATTTAATAATCTTCCAAAAATTATAAAGTTTGTTCAAGATTTAATTAAAAGAATAACTCTTCTTATTGATAGTTTAAAGAGTTTTATTGGAAATATTGGAAAATGGTTTACAGGATTAAAGAATGTGGTCGTTGCTGGATATGAAAATTTAAAGAATTTTGATTTTACAGATAGTGAAGGAAAATTAAAAAGTGCATTGGCTGAAATGGATGGTGCATTTAAAGGAATGCAGACTGATGTTGAGGGTATGAAGAATGCTTTGACTGCTGATATGAGTGGAGAAACTTCTGGTGGTGCTGGAGGTGGAGGAGATTTAAATGCTGCGGATATTGAAGCAGATACTCCCGAAGAAAAGGCATTTATTGCAACTGTTAGAGAATTAGAAGGAACATCAGGAACACAAGGATATAATACTTGGTTTGGTGGAAGAACTGATATGGATCTTTCGCAAATGACTGTAAATGAAGTTGTTGCAGAACAAAAAAGAAGACTTTCTGCAGGAGAAGCAAGTTATAGTGGATATACTTCTGCAGCAGTTGGTGCAGGTCAATTTATGAAACCAGAACAAACTGTAATGGCAATGGGATTGGATCCAAGTAAGGTAAAATATACATCTGAACTGCAAAATAAAATGATTTTGTTCCAATCTCAAAAATACAGAGGTGTTGACCCTTCAAAAAAATTAACTGAAAATGATATGAAAATTCTTGGAGGAGAATGGGCAAGTTTCACACCGCAATATGGTCAAACAAATAGAACAGCATCTCAATCTTTGTCTGTATATCAAAAGAATTTGAAGGAAGCTGGTGGAGGAGGTAGTGGTGGAAGATATGGTGGTGGAGGAGGAAATGTTGTAGAATATATTACAGGAGATAGAAAGCACCCAAACTTTGAATATAATGGTCATGGAAGACAATCAAATTATCATGATCACATTGCATTTAAAACTCTCCAAGAAAAAGAGAAAGCAAAAGCAGCATTACGTGCGGCAGGAATACAAGTAGGTAGTGAATATAGACCGGGAGATCCTGGATGGCACGGAGCAAACTTGGCAATTGATGTTCCTGGATCACAATGGGGTGGTAG